TCACTCAGACAAAGAGACAATCTTCCGCATTACTAGCTCATACTCTTTCGGGTACACCAGCTTTATTGCGTTCATGTGTCTGTCGAGCACCTGCATCAGACCGCCGAAAGGAACAGAGCTGGCAGCCGCCACAAAGTCGCTTTGTGGTTCCGCTGCTGTGGAGTACGCCGCCGCATAAGTCGCGGGCGGCAATGCCTGGGTCTGCGTTTCAGGTGCGTGTGCTTCTTCCAGCTCGTCCCGCACAGTGCAGAGGGCGGCAAGCTTTTCCACGCTCTGCCAGTTCGTTTCTTCGCATTTCAGTTTGCGGATGTGTTCGTTGATCTCCACGATATCCATGCCTGCCGCCCCCTTTCTTATGCGTTGCGCAAGATGTCAGCGGCTCGCTTGTATGCGTCACGCTCTGCACCGGTGGCTTCCTGCATCATGTCCTCGATGTCGGAGATCATGCGCTCACGGCCATCGCCGCGTGAGTAGTGACCGCGAACATAATGCCGACCGCGGTTGGCGTAGCTGTTGCCCCGGTTGTAACCGTTTCCGGCGTCGCGGCTGAAGGATCCGCGCATGTCAGCTTCCCACTCGCCCGCACGGCTGTACTCGCCACCCTCGCAATAATCCTTGATGCGGTGGATGTCCAGAATGATATCCACGATCTCGCCGATCATCTCAACATCGCCAGGGGATCGATTCTTTTTGTCGGTCAGCTCCATGAGCTCTTCGCACATCTCATCTTTCAGATGATTCAATTTATCCAGCATGACTTTATCTCCTTTCTTATGCTACCCGCTCAACGATCAGATTGCTGTTTGCAATGCTGATTGCCTGCGTGCTAGTGTTTTTGAGCGCCACAGTAACGCAGCAGCCCCGGGGGACTTCCACGAACACCGCCGTAAAGACGTTGCTGTACTGATCCACTGCCGCCGGGGTGACGATTGCGGTTGCGCTGTTGAGCGCCTCGCCGCCGACAGCCAACGCCACAGAGATTGCGCCCACAGTGCCTCCGGTAGGGATGGCGATGTTGCCGCCAAAACTCACTTTGAACAGTGCCTTGCACTGGTTCGTAAGTCCACGCAGCGTCACATTACCAGCACCTGCTCGGTGGTTGATGCAGTTTGACCCCTTGATAGCGGTTTCGGTCAAGGGGAGATTCTGACCGGCTGCCACGGTCTGAATCGTGGTAGAGGTAAATTCAGCCATTTTATCGGCTCCTTTCGTAATAGAAACGCCGGGACTACTGCCCCGGCGCTCTGGTTTGCAAAATCAGCTCTGGGGCTGAACATCCGAGAAATCCTCGGAAGTTGCCGTTATTCGGTTAGGCGCAACCGTTGCAACCGCAACCGGTGCCGCAGTTACCGTACTGGTAGGGTGCGGGGACAGGGAATGCGGGCACAGGACGCGGGTTGTAGTAGGCCAGCTGACCGCTCATGTAGGCCTTGAGCGTTTCGTTCTGGGCTGCCTGAGATGCCGCCAGCTGTGCTGCGAACAGCTGCTGCCCCTGCTCGGCGATCTTTGCGTCCTTTGCCTCGATGCGCTGTGCAGTCAGTGCGTCAAGGATGGCGCGGGCGTTCTGGTTCTGGTTGTCGATGATGTCCCGGGTGGTGTTCTGCACCGTGTTCCGGGTCTCGCAGGACTGGGTGGCCAGATTGTAGTTGACGCCCTGAATGGCAGAGCGGTTCTCGCAGCAGCACTCCTGCTGCTGCATCTGCATGGCAAACAGCTGCTGCATAAACGCCGCCTGCTGGTTTGCGCGGCTGATCTCTGCGGACATAAAGCCGTTGTTCACGGTTTGCTGCACGCCGTTGACAAGCTGCGCCTGCTGGTAGAAGCCATCACACATGCCGTTGTTGATACCATCCATCTTGCGCTCGATGTTGGCAAAATCGGAGGTCAGGACGTAGCCGTCAACGACACCGGCACCGGTGTTGCCATTGCCGCCCCAGTTGCCGCCCCAGCCGCCGCAGAAGGCGAACAGGAACAAGATGATGATCCAGAGCAAGCCGCCGTCACCCCAGCCAAAACCACCATTAGAACAGGTATTTGCAGGCTGAACCGGCATAGTCATCATAGGAGAATCGGTAGATAAGCTCATAGTAAGCTCCTTTCAAAATTTTTTATACAAATCTGCGCAGATATTGTATTTTTGTGGTATAATAGAAACAGATAAATCCACCATGCTATACGGAGGTTTTTATGGAGAATTGGTTACCTGTTCCTGAATACGAAGGATTATATGAAGTGAGCGATTGTGGAAACGTAAAAAGCATAAATTATAACCACACCGGAAAATCTAAGAATCTTGTTCTCAAAAGCCATAAAAGCGGATACAAAACGGTAATGCTCTGCAATAAATCGGGAAAGAAAAACAAGTCCGTTCACGTTCTTGTTGCAAGTGCATTTCTTCCAAATCCAGAAAATCTGCCTTGTGTAAATCATATTGACGGAAACAAGAGCAATAATTTTGTTGAAAATCTCGAATGGATTTCTCGAAAGGGGAATACACAACACGCAATTGCAACAGGGCTTCGTGCCGATTCTAATATGCGCGGTAGAACTGGGTCTTTGAACCCATTGAGCAAACCGGTTGCCCAATACACAAAATCTGGTGACTTTATGAAGGTGTGGAGTGGGTATTCCGAAGCTGCCAGAGCTTACGGATGTAAGCCTTGTACAATCATCAACTGCGCAAAAGGTAGGATTAAGTCTTGTAAAGGCTTTGTCTGGAAAGAAGTTTAATGGGGAAGGAACTGCTGAAACTGCTGCGCCATCGCCTGCAGCTGGTTCAGCTGGTTTTGTGACATTTTGCCGGATTGCAGCAGCTTTTGCACCTCTGCTTTCGGGTCGCCTTGAAAGTTTGCACGGAACTGCTGGAACTGCTGCATCATCTGGCCAAACTGACCCATAGGGTTTGGCATGGCGGGCATACCGCCGCCTAGTGCATTAAAAAGAGGATTCGCCATATTTATTTGACCTCCGTTTCAGGCTTTGCAGGCTCTTGCTTTTCAAGTGCCGCACAGCGGGCTGCCAGCGCGTTAAACTCTGCCCGGGTGACAAACTCCCCGCCGGCCTGCTGCGCCGTTTGTGGCGGCGTTTTTGCGGCTGTGGTGCGCTCCTTGTAGTCAAACACCCGGAGGGGAAGCGGCATACCGCTTGCATCGGTGCTTTTGATGTAAAACGCGCTGTTTTCGCTGTCCATCAGGAGCACGCTGTTTCCTGCGGCAACCATGTATGCTTTTGCGCCCTCCTCGCCTTGCACCCAAATGATGGACGGCGTGCCCTGCGTCGGCTGCGTCGCTTGTCCCATCATAGGCTGCTGGTAGGCGTTCTGCCGCAGCTGTGCAAGCTGATCCGGCATTGCCTGCCCATAATAGCCGGGCTGGTATCCGTATGGAATGTATGGCATCGCTTAGTCCTCCTTGTACCAGTAATAAATCGGGCACTCTGCGCCACTGTCCCAGCTATCAATCCACTCGCCATTGACAACAGCCAGAACGTGGCCAGAGCAGCCCAGAACGTAGATCCCGCGCGGGTACTCCCTTGCAAAATCCTCCACGGTGTAGCAGGTGGAGCAGTCTGCCTCGACAAGGCGGCGCTTAAATCCGCGCTTTTGGAGGTACGCGCCCCATGTGCGGTTGGCGCTTGGCATGTCGCCCAGTGCGTAGCCCATCATCGCAAGCCCTATGTATGCCTGCTCCCAGCTTTGCCCGGTGGCAGCTGCAACGGCTCGCACTGCACAGTCACCGACGCTGCTGCCGCGCGGGTTTGGGTTGAACTTGTGCCACATGAGCGCTCCTCCTTTTGCGTTTATCGTACCAGAATGCCACACCGGGAGAGACAACGAAGGTACAACGAAGGACAAAAAAGCGCCCACACTGCAAAAGGGCAGCGTGGGCAAAAATACGTTCATCGGGTATAATATTTTTGAAAAAAGCTTGACTTTTGCACCCAATGGGTGTATATTATAGACAGTAAAGGAAACCAAAATCGCACAAAAAAAGGAAATAGCTACCATGACCAGCTTTGAGACTAAAAAGAAGATCGTTCTTGCAGGCGACAGCCGCATTTTTAAAGACTGGGCTGCCCACTCTACCATCACGATGGACGAGTTTATCTCGGCGCTTCAGTGGCTGTGCGAGGATGCACTGGACAAAAACGGCAAGCTTACCCGGGAAATCGCGCTTGCTCCCGACCGCATCGTGAAGCTGCGCCGCGTCAACGATAGTCTGGGCATGACAGCCTTCTATGAGTATCCCCGCGACAACGGCAGCGATGGAGAGCTCGGCTCTCTCTGGAGCGGTGAGAAGTTCCCTGATGGCTTTGTGCGCAAAATCAGCCTGTCCGTGAAAGACCGCATTTGAAAGGAGGATACCATGTATAGCAACGCTGAACTTTTTATTATGGCGAGCAATCCGCGAGCCGTAAAGGAGATTTTTCTGAATAACGTGACGCTCAGCGCCGAGGATGGCGCTGATGGCTGCATCGACCTAGACGCCGAAAAGGAGCGGCTGTCCGTCATCTGGGATCTGGCGAACCTGTCCATGCGGGAGCTGATCTCCCGCACCGGAATGTCGCAGACCGCTTTTGCAAAATGCGCGGGCATTCCGCTGCGCACGGTGCAGAACTGGTGTGCCGGAAGCCGGGGCTGCCCGGCATACGTCCGCTTTTTGTTGGCTGAACACTACAAGCTGCTGTAAAACAAAAAAATCCCCTGCTTTGCCGAAGCCCTGCGTGCCACGCGGGGTGCTTTGTAGGCAAAGTGGGGGATTTTTTATGCCGCCAAAACGGCGAAGTCTAAAATCAAGAGCGGAACCGCCCACAGGCAATGCCGCTCTCTACAAAGGCCATGGCCTTTCAAATATCCACCCTAATGCGCTTCTTCGAGAGGCCGGGAGGATTTGTTGAGATAATTATACCACAATCCGTGCAAAAAGAAAAGCGGCAGACCCGAAAGCCTGCCGTTTTTGAATTGTCAGAGCAAAAGCTCAAAACTAATCCCTAGACAAGGTTAGTATATCACACATCCAGCATTTTTTCAATGCTTTTCAGCCGGTAGCCTATTGCCGTTCGGCTGTAATGCATCTGCGCTGCAATGTCCGGCAACGGAAGCCGCTCAACGTACCGCAGTAAGGCTATCTTACGGTCAACCCTCCCAAGCGGTGCGCTTTTGATAGCGGCTGTCATCTGCTGTCGGTCAAGTCCTTGCAGCGCAGCGGGCAGCACCCCACGCGCCGCCGCCACCGG